TTGGATATGGAGCAGGAAACTTGATTTCCAATGTATCGAACTCTGTGTATTTTGGATTCAATACAGGTGCGGGCGCTGTCGGTGCGACAAACGTCGTGGCAATCGGAGCAAATGCAAACGGTGATGGAAGTGGGAATATCTTCATTGGTTCGGGAACGGGACGACTTGGAAGCAACAACATCTTCCTTGGAACGGGTATCAACATTTCCAATGCGTCCGACCAACTGCGCATTGGTTCGGGTTCCAACATTACGATTGCTGGAAACCTCTCCAACAATTGGGTGGGTATCGGCGGAACCGTGACACCGCAGGATTCTCTCAACAAACTAGATGTCTCTGGAAACGTCTATGTCCTCGGAAACATTGGTCTCAACATTACACCCGGAGATCGGACGCTGGATGTCAATGGAAACTTCCGTGCCTCCGATGGAGTGTCCAATGTGTTGGATTTCAGCAACGGTGTCACGAGTTCCACGGATGGATTCAGATCTATAAACGGAACAGGAACAGTTCCTCTTGGCGGTAGTCTTACCATCGGTACATTGAAAAAGGGTGTTGTTCTCGTATCCGCGAGCGACTCAAATGGGGCATCGAACTACGCATCGCGTATGGTTCATGCCTACGATAACTTGTCCACATTTATCATTACAAATTTGGGTGCAGACATAAGTGCTGGTGATTTCAGCGTTGGATTTTCGACCTCCAATATTCAGATCAGCAACGCTGGTAGTGGTGCGCTAGCAGCCGACTGGTCCATTACGTACTTCCCCACTGCTTGAGTTTCTCCGTAATCTTGCGAATGGAAACGGTAGAGACACCTGAAACCTCGCTGACCTTTTGCATTTGACCTCCCGTAACCAAACAGAGAACACCTGCCACAATCGTCTTGGGTGTGTGTTCCAGTTCAGGGAGTTTCTGAAGCATGAGGACAACTCTATCTCGGTCCGTATCGTTCAGTTGTAAATCCGCACACATACGTTCTGCCAATCCAAGTTGTGTGCTCAGGACAGATGACTCTTCATCCTCAAACTTTGCCAGTGCTTTGCAGAGAGCACGAATACTCACGTGAAAGAGACTGCCGATTTCTTCGTGAGACCGTGTTGCTTCGTTCTGACGACACGCCGTAAACAGCGATGCTGCCATGAGCGCTCGGCGTGTTTCACCTCGTGTCTTTTGTGCGTCTTCGACCTTCTTGAAGAGGGCACATGCGTCGAGGATGATTGCCTTGGGGAGACACGCACGGACCGCAGTCGCCTGTATCGCATCAAAGATTCCCATCCATGACCGTTCACCGTGCGATGAAAACGACCACGCAGAGAGTTTTGCGATGGACTTTTGTTCTTCTGACTGATTAGGAGTTCTCTTTCGCATCATCATAGAACCATAAGAGGAGTTCGGGAGTAGTTCATTCGTAATCGTGCCGGTTCGTGAGGGGTCATCTTCAGTGTTCGCGTAGACACGCCATTCGGCGCCTTCATCAATACATCGTTCCAAAATCGTTCCGCAGCAAGTACACACACGTTCGCCATCATCCACTTCAACATCGCCATGGTCGCAGTTCATGGTGTGTCTTTTCTTGGATGTTGTTTCGTTCGTTTTTAACGAGAGATCATACTGCCTAGCGTGACGGGGTCATAAATCTGTGGGCGGTAGTTGGTAATGAGTGGAGGGCGATAATTGGAGTTCTTCTGACCGGGTGTCTTGATCCAAGAGACAAGCAAGTATTTCTCATCCACCACCCACACCTGGAATCCAGATGCCTGGAGTGTCGCAAGGAGATAATCACGTGCTTCCGACAACTGGAAGAGCGGATACCCGAAGACATATGTGGGAATCTCAAAGACCACATAGGGCGCATTCGGGGAATGAATAGCATGTCGTCGTATTTTTCCGTAGAGTTGTGCAAGGACCGGTCGCATCGCTGCCATCCGTTGCTCGCGTCGTGATTCTTGTTCGTCCCAAACTTCACGTGCTTTCAGCATGCTTACTACAAAGAAATAGAATGTTTACTTCTGTCGCATTTGGTGGTGGTGGAGTTCGAGGTGGACTTCACATTGGAGCACTTGCTGCGCTGGAAAAATACAGAGGAAACCTGGACTTTCCGGCAGGTGTCTATGGATGTTCGATTGGGTCGATCATTGCGACCGCAGTTGCGTTTGGGTTGCGGTCTACCCACCTTCGCGAGATTTTTGACAATCAGTTCAATGATATTTCCAACGTGATTCCCAATCTTCGGTTGACACATGTAGGAGACTTGACAAGCAAGAAGGGATTGTTCTCCATGGATATGTTGGAAACTGCTGTTGTCTCTGCATTTGATGCCCACGGAGTTGACCTTCGTAACAAGGTCATTTCGGATGCTCCCCAGAAACTCCATATTGTTGCCGCAAACATGACCACACAAACCACGACTGTCTTTACAGGGCAAGTTCCTATCTTGGATGCCATCAAATCTTCATGCTGTCTTCCGTTTGTCTTTCATCCACAGGTCATCTACAACCATGTCTATTTGGACGGTGGTCTCTTCGTAGACAATCTCGCATCCATTGTTCCAGAGGATTGTTTGGTCTTTCATATTTCACCAACCTCTGACAAAATATATGCATCCGAACTAGAAAGCATGCCGTTGTCCAAGTTTCTGTATTCGGTCTATCGGAGTATGCGGACATCGCGCCCAGCACCCAATATGGTATGGTTGGAAAACGATACGGTCGGTCTTCTGCAGAAGTTGACTCCAGAGGACAGGCAGTTGTTATACGATCAAGGATACGAAGGAACTTCACGCTTTCTTTCCAAGCGTCTGCTCCAAAAAGGCGAGTAGACCCTCTGCCTTCGGAACCTTGTCATAGGGGTATAGACCATCGCTTGTTTCGAGAAGAATCGTGGGGAACGCCTCAATTTCGTAGAGCATCGCTGTTTCGCGATCTTCTTCGGCATTGACACGGACGGGTGTGACATGCGTCTTTCCAAACCGTGACACCTGCTTAAGTTCTTGTTCCAACTTCTCCCATTCGGGGATTGCCTTTTGTGACCATCCACACCACTCCGTGTAGAAAAAGTACAAACGTGCTTCTCCTACAGGAACTTCACGCTTGGGTTTGGGTTTCCAGAAGCGATAGACCAAAATCGCCAGAACAGCAAAAGCAAGGACTGTGACAACTGTAACCGCTATCATTGTTGAAGAAGGTGAGAAATCTTTCGCTGCGCTTCAAACCATTTCTTGTATGCTTGTTCGGGCGTCAATCCTTCCTTGATTTGAAGCCACGCAACATCGGTGGTCATTCGCTCGGGTTCATACGGACGAACCTGAATCTTGTAGAACTTTCCATTGTATCTCACCAAAACGAATTCGTTATTCATCTAATTTAAGAGGTGGGGGTAAAGGGTAAGTAGGAAATGGCATTGGTTTTGGTAAAAACCGTCGGGTCCGCGATCGCCGTCAACTATGGCGTTCACGTTGCTGCTGCTTGGGGGTATACAGAGTTCTGTGTTCCGAGTTCGTTCTTTGATATTCTGCGTTCGATTGTGATGACGGGGTCTCCTGCATGTTCCTTTCTGTTGACAACTATGCAGGCGACGGAAAACAATTTGACTGTCTTGATTTCTACATCTGTGCTTGCGACAATGTTGGGTGCGTTAAAGTTTGGTCATACGCCTACGGGTGCTTAAGTTCGCCAAGACCCGTGGCGCAAATGTGTAAGATAGGTTTTGTCCAACAGACAAATATCATCTCGTTCCTTTTTGGTTTTGTGATAGATGCTCGTGATGACATCGGGACCGCATACCCAAAGGATATCACTTTGTGATACAGTGACTTGGTTTAGAGATTGAAGACGATGGACACATTCATCAATGACAAGTTTCAAGAAGGGATGCTGAGGTATGGCAGTTCCAAATGCAAAGTTGGCAATACGAACCACGTTGTCGGGATCCTTGCATTCCCGAGGTCCTAACATCTGGACACTCGGCAGAACATGTTCAACAAAGAGAATCACTTCATTCTCAACAACCGGTAGTCGCCGTCGCAAACTACAATCCACATCAAGATAGATACCGCCATGATGATAGATATAGAGGAGTCGCCCCAAGTCTGCTTTGATAACCCAGTGGGGAATCTTGTCCCAAAGGTCTCGAAGTTCGGGAGTCAGCAAGGGTTCGATATCCTGTGGACCAAGAATGGTATACTTTGTATAGAACTGGGTATTGTGCTTGATACAACTGAGACCAGGTGTTTCAAGTTTCTCGTCTGGTTTAAAATTCCACATATAATAGACCGGATACTGCATTACTCAAATGTGATTACAAATATGTTGCCTGTTTTACGATCACTTACGGTCTTGATGGTTACACCATCGATCTTGCGGGTAGATAAAACCATATAAGTCTTCGGGTCGGGAAGCGGTTTAACTTCAGGTTCTGCCATAGGTATCTCCACATGTTGTTCCTCTTGGACTGGTACGACAACCGCTTTTTGCTGCTGTCGGACGAGTTTGAATCCGCCGTTAAAGTGAAGTTGCATATTTATTTACACGCGAGGGAAACCGACGAGGTTGGCACCGATACCGAAACCGGCACCCGTGCGAGCAGACGAACCCACGGAGGGCGCATAGATATCCAGGATCGCGAAGGTGGCAGTGGCGACCAGACCAATCATGGCAACCTCACCCCACTTCAGACCCTTACCAGGGAGCACGTAGGCGGCGATGGCGACGGCAAGACCCTCGAGGAGGTACTTCACCAGACGGGTCACCAGGTCGGCGATATCAATACCAGGAGCAGGAGTAGGCTTAGGCTTGGAATCCATGTTTGTTAAAACTCCAAGAGGATTTTTTAATACCCATAGGTTGGCACTGCGGGACGACTCATGTACATACGGAGTCCAACAAGGACAACTGCAGCAATCCAGATACCCCACCAAGGGACATACTGGGCGAGGTATGCCTGGACCACATAGAACACAACCGCATGGACGAGACCTGAGATGAGAATGGAGGCGCCCGGTGGGAGGGTAATCAGCACACCCGGAACCAGCATGAAGAACAGAACGGAAGAGGTAATCAGGTCGTACATTTATGAGAGTGCGTAGAAAGAACTTTCAAAGGAAGCGGTTGTAAGAAGTAAAGATGCCCCGCACAGAACTCCCCAAGACTGAGGATGGACAAGTGATTGACTACCTGGATGAGGACCCCGAGGTGCCCACCCAGAAGTATTGCATTGTCTCCTTCATCAGTCCCGAGAAGATTATCAAGCAGAAGAATGAGTTTATGTTTGAGAAGTTCATCTCGTTCATGGACTACGATTGGAAGGTGAAGGGCATGGAGCACTTCATGGCATTTCTGTCCAAGAAGTACGACATCAAGATTGACGACCTGCTGAAGGACGCGGAGGAGTTTGCCAAGGTTCGCAACGAGGAAATCAAGCAGACCGATGTCCACGAGCAGTATCAGGTGTTCCTGCTGAAGCACGAGAAGGACCTGCAGGAGGAGTTCGACAACAAGGTCGAGTTTCAGACCAACATTCGGGGTATCAAGGTGCGTCGTTCGTTTGCCACGGTGGAGGAGGCGCAGGTGATGGCGAAGGTGTTCCAGCGCAAGTACCCGAAGGACAACCTCTACATCGGCAAGGTCGGTGCGTGGTTGCCATGGGACCCCTCGGAGCACCTGATGCCCGAGGTGGAGTATGCGGAGAAGGAGTTGAACGAGTTGATGCGCAAGTACAAGGAGAACGAGGCGAACAAGGAGATGTTCTTTGCGGAGGAGCGCGAGGCGAAGATCAAGGCACAGAAGGAGGAGAACGAGCGTCGGAAGCGTGCCAACCAAATTGGAGGTGGTGCGTCAGAGAGCAAGATGCTGGAGGATGCTTCTGCTCCTGTCCACCCGTCTGAGGGAAATATTCGCGAGTAAATACAATGCCGCCCAGAATGAGCAACATTGTAAAAACCGCCGTAGGAGCGCCTGTGCCTCCCGGTTGGAAGGTTATCCGCAGCACGCGTACAACTCAATACATTCAAAAGCAGACTGCTCCTCCCAGTGATGCGGAGGTTGACGACCTTATCGGTATGTTCGGCAAGATGGGTGTCTCCGCCCAGGTTGCCCCCCAAGATGAGTTGTCTGCCCTGATGAGCGGTATGTCCATTGGTGGTCGTAAGCGCAAGACGCGTAAGGGTAAGAGTCGTAAGTCTCGCCGCGGTAAGACTCGCAAGCATTAACGCTTTTTGTCATCTTCTTTCTTGACCCAAACAGAAGGACCTGCGTTCTTCTTTTTGAGAGCAAGTGGATTGTATTCATCCGAACCCAACATCGAACTTTGAAAGGGGCGATTGTCCAACCAGAGCGAAGGGTCGCACAACCGAAAGGGCGGGTGGTCCGATGCCTTGTACCAGAAGACTTGGTCTTCGAGTTTGTTGGATGCTACGTTGTTGCAGATGACCAAGCATTCGTAGTTTTCCGTACATTGGTCCATGAACGAACAGAACATTTCAAAGGTCGGAAACATACCTGCGTAGTTCTCGTAAATACGACGACGATTGCCCAGAATGTTCTCACGCAAAATGAAGACAAAATCGACGTTGGTACGCAAGTTCGGCGTAATACCTAGCGGATACTGCATGGTAATCATAGTGACCAAATCCACGTGACGTCCATTCATAAACACGTAACGAGTTGAATCTTCGTTAATCCATGACTTTGCATCGTAGAGACAGTCATCGAGAATCAGAAACGCACGCGGGTCAATGTTGGAGTTTCCACCTCGTGCTTTCTTGTCATTGTTGCGGGTCTGCTTGATATTCATCTGTCGCTTCAAGACATTCGCAACAATCTCGGGTCGATACTTATCGTGAATGAACTTGGAAGGGACCATGTGTTGAAAAAACTCGTTGGCAACCTCTGTGGCCGAAATGACAGTCCCCACAGGGAAATAGTCTTTGCAGTTGTAGAGAATATCACGAACCAAAAAGGACTTGCCTGTATCCTTCTTGCCGATAATCACCATCATAGGACTTTTGCGCGAATCAATATCGCACCGGTCCTTGATCATGTCGATATTGAATTTCCGTAGTTGGAAGTTCATTGTTATGACAGTGGATTTAATCCATCAGTAGTTTCCACGCAAGACCAAGAAGCAATCCAAGTAAAGCATCGTAGGTGTCATTGGTTGTCCAGAGAAGAATACAAACGATAATCCAGACGAGTTCCATTACGAGACTGCGATTTCTCTCTCTTCTTTTCGTTTTGGCGTTAGGATAGAATGTTTCATTGCCTTGTCAAGAGAACAATGGGCAAGGATTTACGAGCAACTCCGACCTACCTCAAACTCCACCGGTATGGACGAGTGGATATGTCCAAGTGGGGTCTTCAACACCCACAACCGTTCTTTCCACCCCTGGAAAAACTCTTCAAGACCGAAACAGTCTCCTCTCTGAAGGAGTATGGTATTCGGTTGCGCGAGGAAGTATCGGAGGTCATTGATGAAGATACCATTCGCACAACAGAAGGCAATGCTGTTCCTGTCCATCGCAAGATTACTATGATTCTGAGTCCTTTCAAGTGGATGCGCGGTGACTACGGACAACTGGGTCTTCCCAAACCTGAGAATGTCGCAACCGATATGCAGGAGAAACTCCAGAGCGCACATACGGCAGCGTATGTGGGTGCCTTGTCCTCCATTGTCTTGTCTGAATCGGGTTGTATTCACTTTCCAAAGGTCTATGGTGTCTATGTTGGACTCGCATCCAAACATACCATTGATATCAGCGATGACTACGAAGATCTCACGGATCGTCGTTGGTTTGCGGATAATCTTGGAAAGACCTTTGAACTCAAACTCAAGGGACCTGAATCACCTGCGGGATTTACGCATACACGAGGACAGCGACCTGTCATGCAGTTGGGGGATGAAATCGTCTTGGATGGGTTTCAAGATGTCACCGCGGATCACGTTTCCAATCCAGGGTCTTCGAGATCTCGTGTGTCCAGTCACGCAACTTCAACTCAAGACAATGAGTTTGACGATCAAACAGAATCCGAAGAAGAAGATGAATACGAGATTCGGTCATGTGATTGTATGGACGAAGATGACGACAGCGATCCCGATGACGACGAAGACGATGAACCCTTCGCATGGGCAACTTTTACAAACGCTCCTGTCGTGACGACAGTTATGGAAAAGTGTCAAGGTAGTTTCTATGACCTCATACGCGACCATCCAGAACCTGAAAAGCACGCCGCTTGGGTAGCACAAATCGTCATGGCACTTGCGTATGCGCAGAGGAACTTTGGGTTCACGCACAACGATCTCCACGGAAACAACGTTATGTATGTACCAACGCAACAGGAACACCTCTATTACAAACACAATGGGGTTGCATATCGTATTCCAACCTATGGAGTGCTCATCAAGATTATTGACTTTGATCGAGCAACTCTGATGCTACGTTTGACGGGTATGAAGGACCCACGAACCTTTGTGAGCAGTCAGTTTCAACCCGATGAGGAAGCAGCAGGACAGTACAACATGGAACCCTTCTACGACCATGCTCACCCTCATATTCCCCCCTCTCCGTCCTTTGACCTATGCCGATTTGCAACGTCTATGTTCTGGGATATGTTTCCGGATGGACCTGATGCTGTATCCAAACATCCGCTGTTTGAGGTGTTCAAGCAGTGGATGCAGCAGAGTGATGGGACATCTGTCATGTTCCGCCAACAACGAGACAATCACGACAGGTATCATGGATTTGATCTTTACAAGGCAATCGCGAGATACTGCAAGGATTCTGCGGTTCCTCGTCGTGAAATCCAGAAACTAACTGCCTTTCAGATTGCACAAGTCCCCCTGGGGAGTTCGTGTCTTTTTATTGAGTCGTAAACACCTCATACCGTCGCGCGAAGTAAAGACGACCTTCGGTATCTCGCACAAACTCTTGGAAATAACTCACATCGATATTCACCGGAAAGTAGTAACCTGAAAAGGTAGATTGATAGGTAAGAATGTCGGCATCGTTCACAAGAGCAACGACATACTTATCAGGATGGACAAACTCACTCTTGTCCTCACGAAAGATGATCCACATTTGTAGTCTTTTCGCATGTTGACTATAAATGACGTTGTCTGCGGGTCTGAAGGCAAAGTTCTCCTTTTATTCTGCTCTTCTCTTCTTTGTCATCGCCAACCCGGTGACGTTCCGCTTTGTCAACTCGCTTATCGGGGGTGTTGCGGTCGGAGGATGCCCGACGTCCTTCGGGTTCATGCTCCACACACTTGTCTTCTTTTTGGCATCGTATGCCATTATGTCCTTTCCTCGCGATCCGTATTAACTGAGCAGGTGTGCCCCGGGATAGATGGCATCGTCTTCCGTGATGAGTTCAATATCATCTGTCATACTCCAATGATACTTCTCAATACAGTATTTGAGTGCTTTGATGACATTTCGTATGTCGCGTCCAACCAGATAGGATACACCACCGAGTGTAGTGTTTGAAATATACCATTCCATTAGAATAATGAAGACGTTTCTTTCTTTGTTTTTGTTCGCAATCGCTGTGAACGTTGTGTTTGGTCTTCTTACAATGCTGCTGTTTCCGGGTCAAATCTCGGGAGCAACAACCATCTGGGATTACTTTCACTATTCTGTCGGTCACTTGACGACCTCAGGAACAACGAACATGACACCCGAAACGACAGGTGTGAAACTTTGGACGTCGTTGTACGTCCTCACCGTATGGACCTATATTTTCTATGTCACTGTCAATCACATTACCAACATCAAGTTTGGTCGATTTGGTTAAAACTCGGGTTTGCCGACGAACATGTCCTGAACCGCGGAGGTCACTGCCTCTACGGATTGTTGGACATCCTCCACACCACCCACAGCATAGGCAACGCCTCCTGCGATTCCGCTCGCACCGATGGCGAGTTTGGCAGCATCCGTCATCTCTACGGGTTGGTGCTTGCTACGGCGCTCCCACACATACAAAACAATCGCAACAAATGCTACAACTCCTGCAATAATTCCAATTGTTTGCACGTCCATCTTTGTCCCCAACTGTGTTTTGCTTTTCACAAATTCAACGAGACAGTTTCTGTTGCCATCTTTTGTTCCAGTTCGGTATCCGTGTCCACAGAGGCAGCGTCACCCTCGATGTCATCTGTATCCAGTGTGATCTCCTCGCCCAGTTCAAGTTTTGGGCGCTCCTCTTCCTCGTCTTCGCTCTCTTCCTCTTCCTCCTTCTCAAACTCACGAACTTCCGGTTCTCCAAACGTCACGGGCGCAGGCGCAGGCGCAGGCGCAGGAGCAGATGCCTCCTCCTCGCGAGCATGGAAATATGCCTGACTAATCTTCTTCCACGGAATGAAACTGTCAATCACCTCGTTCATAACGGATTCCAACATGGTCTCAATATCACGACGATTGCGTGCCTGTTGCTCCGACGAGACACCGATGGTCTTGAAGAGATAGGCAGTGCTCCAACTCTTGCGGGCAGCAAGAATGTAGAAGGTATGAATGAACTTCTCAATGGAGGGACGATCAAACTCAATATTGACGCGCTGTGCTTCCGTTTGCTGAAGACTGGCAAATGCACGAATGTAACTCACAAACACACCCAGCAGCAGGTCCTCCATGTAGTCACACTTGGAGGCGATGGAAATGCGCTCCACCTCCTTCTTCAAGACATCCTCCGTCCACTGGGGGATGCGGGTGAGGAGATTCTGAAAGGTTTGAATGGTCTTCTCAGGTTGCTGGTTTCGCTCACATGCTGTCTTGGCATTGTCGTAGATACTCCACAACCCGTCGGCGATATGCGGAACCAAGACGCGCGTGAGATTCTCACGCATAGTCTGCTTGACAAACTCAGTGCTCATTTGTTTACACGGAGCAACAAGAGTTCAACCAAACGGACGCAATGAAGCTCGTTCTGATTCTCATGATAAAGAACGAGTCGCGTATTCTCAAACGATGCCTGGAAGCACTCGAAGGCGTCGTGGATGCGTATTGCATCCATGATACAGGTTCAACCGACAATTCCCTCGATATCGCAAAGGAGTTTGTCGAGACCCGAAAGGGATGCGTAACCCAATCGGAATGGAAGAACTTTGGTCACAATCGCACTCTTTCCTTTCGGGCAGCACGTGACTACGTGAGAGATGCGCTGAAGTGGCCGTTGGAAGACACCTATGGACTTTTGCTGGATGCCGACATGGTCTTTGTCCCAAACAAACTTCGCGAACAAACATTGACCGAGAAGGGATACACCGTTCTACAGTGTGCCGGACATCTAGAGTATCCCAACTGTAGATTGGTTCGTCTGGACTTTGATTGGTCGTGTCTGGGTGTTACGCACGAGTATTGGAATGGACCGACGAAACCTCTTTCCAAAGATATTTGTTGGATTGATGACCGAAACGATGGCGGATGCAAGAGCGATAAGTTTGAACGCGATGCTCGTTTGCTGGAAAAAGGTCTGGAAGAGGAACCCGATAACGTGCGTTATATGTTCTATTTGGCACAGACCTATCACTCGCTTGGGCGATATCACGACGCAATTCAGATGTACAAGAAACGGATTGATGGGGGTAGCTGGGAGGAGGAAGTATGGTATTCACACTACATGATAGGCAAATCGTATCACGCACTGGAAGACTATATTGAGTTCGAAGCATGGATGTTGCGAGCATACAAGCGTCGCCCAACACGTGCGGAACCCATGTACAGATTGACAAGGCATTTTCGTGAGAAAGGAGAACAGTTTAAGGCATACCACTACGCAAGGATTGGAAAGAAGATACCTAGACCTAACGATTCTCTCTTTATCGAAAAAGATGTATACGATCGATTGTTTGATTACGAGATCACAATCCTAACGTATTATGTTTCACCCGACCGAACGGATGGTCTTCGGAAGACCATTGATTATCTATTGCGAACAAACGATTCAGGTGTCTTTTCGAACATGGTATTCTATGTAACGCCCATAGGAAAAGGTATGCCTCTTCCAATCGATACACAGTTGTTTGGTTCTGATTATCATCCTGGTTCTGTTTGTATGTGGACACAGGACGGAAAGGTTCACATGAATATTCGGTATGTGAATTATCGTCTTGATTTGAAAACGCGCAATATATATGAAATGTCTGAAAAGGGTGTCTACAGCACCAGTCATACAGTTCGTACACAAAATGCACATTATCTGGATGGGAAACTAACACGCATGGACGATACAACCATTGCAGTTCCTCGCAAGGAGGGACGTATTCGAGGGTTGGAAGACGTTCGTGTCTTCAAACGAGATGGAGATCTTTGGTTTACTGCAACAACTCTGGAATTCTCGGAGAAGATTCGTATTTTGTATGGTCGGTATCACCCGTCGGGTTCGTATAGCGATTGTCGTGTTTTGGACTCACCAACCAATCAGTCATGCGAAAAGAACTGGTTAGGTGTTTCCGATATAAACGATATGATTTATCGCTGGTTTCCTCTTGAGGTAGGTTCTGTAGTTGACAACAAACTCTATATTCATACGACGCACAAGACGCCCGTTTTCTTCGAACGCATGCGAGGGTCGACCTGTCCTCTTCGTATCGACAGTGAACTTTGGGTGATGACACACGTGGTCGAATATTCTGCTCCTCGCAAATACTATCATATGTTCGTGATACTCGACGCAAAGACCTACCGACCCAAGCGTATGAGTTTGCCGTTTGTATTTGAAGAAGCAACCGTGGAGTATTGCTTGGGCATGATTCTGGGAGACAATGGAATTGATTGTGTGTACTCGTCTATGGATGACAATCCGAAGTTAACGACTATTCCGTTCAATCGTTTACATTGGGTTTCCCTCTAGACAACAATGAAAATAGGGATACTTGTTCCTGTGTGCAGCCGCAAACAAACGTGGACTGCTTACGAGGAATGTTATCTACATACCGCACTGATCCCGTCATTTGCATCAACCAAGAGCGAAGGATATGAATATGTGTTCTACATAGGCGTAGACGATGACGACCTCTTCTTTTTGGAACACGCAGACAGGTTACCCGGAACTGTCGTCATTCTTTATGATTGTCGCCATGCGCCTGCTCGTGCTTGGAATCGGTTGTTTCAGCGCGCATACGAGGATGGATGTGAATACTTCTTTCAACTCGCAGACGATGTTGTTTTGGAAACACCGGGTTGGACAGAACGATTCATCGCAAAACTGCGGGAGAACAACAATAAGGGAGTTGTGGGTCCGTGCCACTTGGAAAACTACGAAGGACGCAAACGTGCTGGGAAACCCTTTGTCTTGGAAAATGCGTTCGTCCATCAGACACATTACGATATCTTTCAGTCGTTCTATCCAGAGGAAATCCAAAACTGGTACTGTGACGATTGGATTACACAGGTGTATCGGGGTTCTTTATCACACATGTTTGAGGACATTCGTGTGCGAAACTTGAGTATACGAACGGGAGATGCGCGTTATACAATCACTCATATAGACCTAACTCGTCTCCTCGAACAAGGACGCACGAGGATCCGTTCCTCGCTTCGTGGTTGTTTCTCCTTTTGTCTCTATGGGGATTACACAGACAAATACTACCGGGGTCTTCAAGAAAATGTACACCTGATTCGACAACACTATCCCACTTGGGATATTCTTGTGTACGCCGCACCCGAAGCGGAAGAGTTTGTTCGGTCTTTGGGCGTGACGTGTGTTCCGACTGGAAAGGGGGGTGTTATCAACGTAACTTATCGGTTTCTTCCTATCACGGATTCGAAATATGACGTTGTCTGCGTTCGCGATACGGACAGTCGCATTCATGAACGAGATCGTTGGTGTATTTCGCACTTTCTAGACAGTCCGTATACACTGTACACCATTCGCGATCACCCCTATCATCAATATAGAATTATGTGTGGACTCTGGGGGGCAAAACGAGGGAATCTGTTTACAACGGAATGTCTTACCCAATACTGTGATAATGCTGAATTAGGGTATACGGTAGACGCACGATTCCTAGATACCCATCTTCTTCGCTCAAATATGGTTGTCTATTCATATGTATCTCATGGTCTGTTTCACGACCCGAATGAAAAAGTGGTCTTGATTGAGTGCCCGCTGCCAAACGGAGACTTCTGTGGCAATGTTGTCCTGTATCGCGAAGATGGCACGACCTATACAGAATTTACTCAGACGTAGAGATGTCTCCACGATTCATTGACTGTTCGCGTCATGTCATTCAGAATATGCTTGACATCGTCGGGTCTGATTTCCATGGGCAACTGTACTTTCATATAGAAGGGATAGGACTTTGCCGTTTCTTCATCCGCAATACGAAGTAGATTGATTCGCGTAACCAGTGTTTCCACTGCACGAATCAGTGTACGAACACCTTCCTCTTCGTTCGAGTAGTCGTTGATGAGGAACTTCACAGCATCGTCTGTGATTGTCAGTCCGCTCATCTTGATGCGCTCCAGAATCTGTGGCCAGACATACTGGTTCAGGATAATCTTCTTCTCGTCTGCACTGTATCCACTGCAGTGAATGACTTGCATGCGGTCTCTGAGAATTGGGTGAACCTTGGACTCGTCATTGAACGAGAAGACAAACAGACACTGGGAGAGGTCAAAGTCAACTCCCGCGAAGTAGCGGTCGTGGAACTGACTGTTTTGTGAGCGGTCTGTCAGGTGAATGAGCATAGAGATGATTTCCTCTCCGTGAGGCGTTGTGCTCACCTTGTCCAACTCGTCAAAGTACATGACAGGGTTCATGCATTGAGCGCCCATCAGACTGTCCGCAATACGACCCCATTGCGCACCTTCGTAGGTGTAACTGTGTCCGACAAAGTTCGCCGAGTCCGCTGCTCCGCCCAGACTGAAGAACTCGAAGGGGCGCTTTAGCACCTGGGCGACACCGTTGCGTGCGAAGGAAGTCTTGCCTACACCCATCGGCCCTTTCAGGGCAATCACGTTTCCCACCGAGTCGGGGTTGGAAATCCATTGGGCGAGAATCTGCATGATCTGTGTCTTGGCAGCGTTCATACCATAGACTGCACTGTCAAGTGTCTTACGCGTCTGGGACAAGAACTCGGCACAAGGTTTCGGTCCATCGTCCATCTTCACGGGCAATGGAACATTGACGCCGAACGGAATGCGCAGAAATCCATCCACCCATGTGCGAAGTTTGTGACTCTCCCCGCCATCCATGTCCATCTTGTCCAGAACGTCAATCTTCTTGATGACCGATGCCTTTATGGCATCTGAGACAGGAAGTCCAAGAACACGGAACTTATACGGAACATCGCCATGCGAAACCAACGTCGCAATCTGTTTCATCTGTTTGTTCAGTTTCTTTTGCTTGCTTCGGGTGAGGTCATCAAAGTATTCACGCTCTTCATCGTTCAAGTCTAATGCAGGAGAGTCGGGTTCTTTCTCCTTCCTTTGTTTGCTACGAATCCGACTACCGGGTACATATTTGTTAAGAAGGTATCCGAGGAATCCATCTTGCTCATCCTCCTCGTCTTCGCCTTCATAATCTTCGTCGTAATCGTCGTCATAGTCATTCGCAATCTCGATTTTCACTCGCATCCCCTTCTTGGGCATGGGAATCACAATGTTGCGGGGCTCCTGCTCTTCTTCGGGTTCCTCTTCCTCTTCCTCATCCTCATCCTCATCCTCATCTACCAACGAAACCTCCTCCGACTCCTCCGACTCTGACGGGGTCTCATAGGCGGAATCATCTGACTCGCTATCGTTCTCGGTCTCCTTTAGGGTATCATCTTCAATCCACTTGACAGTTTCGTCACGCTTGCGAAGATTGTATCGGCGAGGCATTCTTGCTGCCTCTCAAGGAAAAAAGGAATGGGATTTCGTTTTTGTAAAGGTTAATACAATGGATGAGATTGAGGAGATCGCAAGCAAACTCCAGAAGGAAATAGATAAGGAAATCGCCAATGACCCACTCACAAAGTTAAGTTTGGGTATTGTCGAGGACTTTCTGGAGGACCATCGCGTGATGTGCTACGGTGGAACTGCGATCAACAACCTGTTGCCTGCGGAAGACCGCTTTTACGATTACGAATACGATGTTCCCGACTATGACTTTTTCAGTGAGACCCCGCAGGAGCATGCGATGATGCTCGCCAATCGTCTCCATGAAGCAGGCATCAAGAGTGTGGAAGTCAAACCGGGTATTCACTTGGGAACCTTCAAAGTGTTTGCGGATTATTCGGGTGTGGCGGATATCACGTTTTTGGAACCCGAGATTTTTCAGCGTCTCTGGGAAGAGGGCATCACGCGCAACAATGTCCACTATGTGACACCCGATTTCTTGCGTATGTCGATGTATTTGGAGTTGTCGCGTCCTCGTGGTGATGTCTCGCGTTGGACCAAGGTGTACGACCGCTTGATGCGACTGAACAAGCACTACCCGATTGCATGCAAGCGAGAGCAAGCAGAGGAGCATAGCAAGTTGACACGTCAAATGAAACGTGAAGTGAAGGATCTTGTGAAGAGAGGTGATGCTATCTTACTGGGTGTGACGGCAGCAGAGGTTCATCTTCGACAGGAATGGACAACGCCGGTGATGCTTCTCGCGGACAAGGAGGTCATTGAGAAGTACACGAAGGGGAAGAAGGTTGTCTACGACGAGGGCACGGAGATTTTGCCGCCTCGCCACGCGATCTATGAACCCGATGGGTCGTCGCACATTCGCTTCTACGAAGCAACTGCATGTCACAGTTACCACACGATGCCGGATGGAACACGTGTGGCAAGTATCCCGACTATCTTGCAGTTCTTCTTTGCGTATATCTACTCGCGCGTGACAAAGGAAAATGCAGCATCCATGTTGTGTATCGCACAACGACTAATGGATGTAGCACATAGTAAACCGAAGCGACGCTTTGCTATTTTGACGCCAATGGATTGCTTTGGAAAGCAGGATACATTGACGGACATTCGGAAGGAGAAGGCACAACTTTACGAGAAACTTTCAAAGGACAAGTCGTCGGCAGACTACTTGCGGTATTTCTTTACCTACAGTCCGACTCTACCCAAGACACAACGTGCCAAGTTGCGCAAACAACTGCGGAAGACACGCAAGGCTAGGTCCGAAAGCTCCGAGTAGCTGGCACCTGCATAAAGGTTCCTCCCGTACATGCAACACAAGCACTTGAAGAAACATCAGATGCAATGCGACCAACTTCCTTGCGACCAATCAAAAAGTCCAGATACGAACCAACCGCATTCGGTGTTTCGTTTCTGTAGGCATTTGCTCCTGTTGTGGAAGCAAACGTTTGGTATACATCTTGGTAGCGCAAACGACTCGTTACATCTGAAGCATTTTGAAGACGGATACCGGTTATGCCGGATACATCAATACCGCGTTGTCCTCCCGAACTCATTTACCCTTTAAGCAGAATTTAAACGCCCGATGTACCATGTAATGTCGAAGTACGATGGACCGGGCGTAGGTCGTTTGAGGTCATCTGGCGGTGTCTCTTCCGACAACTTGCGGACTTCATCGTTGGAGAGCGCACGAGGATAATAGACAACGCGCGCGAGAACACCATTCCATTCCCCGCCCATACGAACGGCGTCGTTCGACTGGTCGGGCAACTGTCCTAGTGTATGGTGTTGACGCAGCGTTCCGTTGATGTAGATGTTGACCGAGTTCTGGTCGACCGTAATCGCAAAGTGAATCCACTTGGCAGCGGGCAGGTTCTGAACAAGAACAGTCTCCGTCGTTGTGTAGGTCTTGACCTTGAAGACCAACGAGTTGGATGTACTATCGATGTAGATACCCGGCGTATCTCCCTTGCTGAGAATGCGACGCTCCTTTCCGAATCCTGTCGTGAAATCATTGACAAGAATCCAACCCGAATATGAGAAGACAAGACCCTCTGGTTGGTTCAAGGCAAGGGGTAAATTCGTGAGAATTTGCGTTTCGCGGTCTCCGGGTTGGGAACCTTGAACTAACGTAACGTTCTCAGATTTGGGCATAAGTGCACCGAACAAGAAGAATCCCAACGCCACAACAAGAACTCCTATGACCACTATGCTTAGCGGACTCATTATTACTTATTTAGAAACAAACCCTCTTGGTCCAAGACGCAAGAGAGGACCCGTTTCTCGTTTCTGAGTTTCTCGATATTCTTCTGGAGTCATTGCTCCCTTTGGCGTCCAAATCATGCGGAGCATCTTTTCATAACTTGTCTGCTGCTGAAACGTGAGGCTACTGGCTTCAACGGTACGCGCTCCCATATCGTAAATATAATGAATGCGAGAATCATCCGCCCTGTATTCGCGAGTTAGGAACCCTGCCTTTGCCATGCGGATTGTCCATTCGAGATCCTCTCCTCGTACTGCATCTCCAAATCGGATCATCTTTGCTACATCGGTCATCATGGGATTCAGATGATTGGGTGGGCGCAAGAATACATCGCCTCTCGCCATGACGCCCTCTAGTTTATTTTCGAGACTGTGCGTGAACGTATACTGGCAAATCTGTCCACGGAGTCGCATTACATGGTAACTTCCTTCAATGGTTCTCTTCAAATCCTCTACATACGCATCGGTGATGTTGTCATCATCATCTACAAATGCCATATACTTTCCTTGTGCGCTCTCTAGCAATCGCTGTCGCTTCATACCGATACTGATTTCTCGGTTGTCAAAATCAACTGCGATTTCATAGGAAAGATCGGGAGCAACACGTGTCATCTTTTCACGAATGGATGCCATGAGATTCTTCAATGAGTTCTCGCGACCCGCGATAGTTGGAACTAAGAAAGACATCTGAAAAGGATAACGCTTCCGACTAATGTAGTTGTACATATCCTCATTCCAATACTTCTGGTTTTTCTCATACAGGGCATCCATGTATTGCTGGTAACCTGTTCCGGGGTGCTCATGGCGAATGATGCAATAGGGAATATAGGTAGTGCGGTCCTTCAAAGAACTCTTACATAGGTCCGTCAACTCTGTATCGCAAAACAAACTCTTGTAACTCGGGTGATAGATATACCCAAACTCTTCATACATCTTGCGACCAAACACACATAGTGTATTCAGGTTGTATCCCTGATGCCCATCATCAAACCAAAGGATTCCATTCGTATCCGGATGGCGCGCAGTCATGTAGTTGCGGATGGCATCATCATATCCCTTGATACACGGAACCATATCGTCGGAAACCAACACCACAATGTCCCAGTTGTATTCGATACGGTCCATGTCGGCATTGCACGCTTGAATCTTGCTACGGTTCTCACTGAAATAGATGTTCCTCCACTCGCATGGTCGTAATACGCGATGGATTTCCTCTTGAACAAGATTCTTCTGCATAGACACATCGTCTACGTCACACGAAATCGCAACCCCGATTTGTTCAGGGTGATTTGCGAGTTGTATGTACTTCGTCAGCGTCGCAAGAACTCTCTGCGGACGAGAGCGAGTTGGACACTTCAGTAAAATGCGCATTACTGTTTAAAAAGTATAACTACTAAGTTCCTTTCCTTCCTTGTTGAGGGTTGAAAATCGGAAGGTGTATCCGAAAAGGGTGACAAAGAACGAGTCCTTGTCGACGGGGTCGACCGTCGTTGGCGTGGGTGCTCGGCAGTTGGTTCCCGCAGCAAAGAAGTCCTTCGCATCACTCGGGGTCAACATGCGTGTGTAGTAGTGGACATTGCACAGAGAACCCGAGAACCCATCCGCATCGTTCAAAATCATATCGCCCACTGCTGGTTTGGGAACACCGGGCAACACACATGACTTCACAAGGCGACCGTTGATGTAGATATCCATGTTGCGTTGGAACACCGTCGCAGACACAGAGAACCATCGTTGGAGGGGCACGTTCTCTACCGTGCAGGTAAAGGTATCTCCCGTTGTTCCAGCATCCGGTGTCGCTGCTCCCGCAGTCTGTCCTGTCGGGAAGATACTCACCTGGACTTGGAGTGCATTGTCCGTGGGGTGGAGCGTAATGCGAGGACCGAATGTAGACGGCGAGGTGGGAGAAACACGAGACAGCACCTGCTTGGACTGACCGAACTTGTAGTCCCAGTCCGAAATGTACATCCAGTATTGAACACCGTAATCAACGGATGTGGACGTCGGAAGTTCACCGGCTGGAATGACCGTTCGCACCTTACCATCGACTGGCGCAGGTGTCTTGTCACCCGATGACCCTTCCTTGCCGCGGAAAGCAAGTTCGGGTAGACCCTGTCTACGTCGCAGGTAGTTGTAGAACGAGATGCCCAATATGGTCAAGAAAATCACACCCACCACTACCACACCTATCTTCAGAATGCCTCCGAAGCGAGATGTCATGGGCGGTGGCGGTGGCGCCATCAATGGAGAGGGTCCAAACAACCCAGAATCTGGCGGAGGCGCTGCCGGTTTTGAGGAGAACAGTCCCATTTATGTTTACGAAGGAACTTTCTTAACAACATCTTGACTATAGCAATGGAAAAACGAACCAATGGTTCGGCTACTCACACACACGCAATGTATTGTAACAACTGTGGACAGAAGGGACATCTGTTCCGAACATGTAAAGATCCTGTATTGTCCTGCGGGTTGTTTCTCATAGATAGACCTACCTTGCCCGTAGATGCCAACCAGATGAACATACTTATGATTCGTCGCAAGGACAGCATGAGTTTTGCTGAGTTTATGCGTGGGAAGTATGACCCGACGAACCTTGACTATCTCGGCACACTGTTTCGGAACATGACCATCAAGGAGCAGGGATTGATTGCCTGCGAACCGTTTGATGTTATTTGGAAGCAGTTATGGGGCGAGGACCGAAACTCCAGCGACTATCCTGTGTCTCGCGACAAGTTTAACAGTTTGAACCGAGTCCAACTGATGGCGAACAACCTATCTCCGTATATTGAACCCGAATGGGGGTTCCCAAAGGGTCGTCGCATGCGTGCGGAAACCGACCTGGACTGTGCAATTCGCGAGTTCAATGAGGAGACCAACATACCCCGCGAGGCATATGTGATTCTACGAAACATTACGCTGGAGGAAACCTTTATGGGTCTGAACGGTGTGCGGTATCGACACGTCTACTTTGTTGCTCTTCTCAAGCGTCCAGAACTCATCAACCTCGCTCAGCGCTTCACACCCATGCAACGGAGAGAAATCTCCGGAATCGCATGGAAGACGTTTGCCGAGGCACAAGCACATGTTCGTCCTCATCATGTCGAGCGTATGGGTATGCTCAGTCAACTCAAGGACGTGGTGGAGATGTATGAGACAGAGTAATTAACCCCTAAACTTGAAACCTGCGAGAAGGACTGTGAGCATATAGGAGACGGTTGAGATGATGAAAATCCACCACCACAGAGGGAAGATGGTTGCTTCTTTTTCAACAGTACCAAATGGACGAATACGTCCCTCTCTTCCAAACGCAACGCTGGGTTGGAGATAGAGGAACCCCGCCATCAAAAACAAATAGATGGTCACCATCCACATACGATGATTTTTTCGTGTCAGTGGTCCCATTATCAAATCGCAACGAAAAACAATGCCGTATGTTCTCCCCAATCGAAAGGCGTTTGCCGATGCTATCACACGAATCTTCCTCAAATACCCCCGCCAACCTACCGACCAAGAAGACAAGGATACCGATTTGTGCTTAGCAAGAGGTGCCGGCGCCCGTGAGTTGTTGCCGCATCAGAAGATTGTTCGTGATTACTTGAGTGCCGAGACACCCTACCGCGGAGTTCTCGCGTATCATGGTCTCGGGTCAGGCAAGACATGTACGTCCATTGCGGTCGCCGAGTCCCTGCTGTCGACGCGTAAAATCTTCGTCATGCTCCCTGCCTCGCTCGAGTCCAACTACCGCGGTGAAATTCGCAAGTGTGGCGACCCGATTTATGCCTACGACCAGCACTGGCGCGAACAACCTGTGACCCCCGAGTCGCGCACAGAAGCAAAGAAACTGGGTATCAGCGACACCTTTCTGGACCGCAACGGTCGCTTTTTTACGACGATACCCGGGCAAGAACCCAACTTCAAGAACCTTCCCAAGACCGCACAAGATGCGATTGGTGCCCAGATTGAAGACCAAATCAACCAGCGATTTACCTTCATCCGTTACAACGGTTTGTCTAGCGCCAATATAAGCAAGTATGTCCCTACAGATGGTTCAAATCCGTATGACGAGAGCGTTGTCATCATTGACGAGGTTCATAACTTCATCAGTCGCATCGTTAATGCGTCTGAGATAAGTCGTAAACTCTACGATGTCATCTACCGGGCGAAGAACTGCAAGGTGGTTGCGTTGTCGGGAACACCGATTATCAACCGACCTACAGAGATTGCGTTTCTGATGAACCTCTTGCGTGGACCGATTGAGCGATTCACCATCCCCGTGAAATCAATTACGACATGGGACGAGGAGAAGATGACGAGCGTCTTGCGCGACGTGCCCGATATGGATACGGTCGAATACAACACTGTTCAGAAGTATTTGCTGTTAACTCGAAACCCACCGCAGTTCCGCAGCGTCTACAACGACAAGGGTGAGCGAATTGCGGTTCAGTACATGAAGGATATGACGTACATTCGCGACGCAAAGGAGTGGGTGATGTCATGGAAGTCCAAGTTTGAAAGTGATGTGGGTGGTGCCGAACTCGACACGGAACGCATCAGCACGGAAGAATTGAGTTGCTTGCCCACAGACCCCGAAGAGTTTGCCTCTATGTTTTTGGATGGACTCAGCATCAAAAATGGTCTGTTGTTTCAGCGGCGCATTCAGGGATTGGTCTCCTACTTCAAGGGTGCGGATGAACGCCTCCTTCCAAAGCGAGTGGACGACGACAAAACACTCGAAAAGGTGGAGATGTCCAATGAGCAGTTTGGTCGCTATCTCGATGTACGTTGGGAGGAACTCAAGGGAAGTCGTCGCAAGACCAATGTCGATACTGCAACAGATGACGAAATGAAGTCGTATCGCGTAAAGTCTCGTTTGGCATGCAACTATGCTGTACCACCTGAACTCCGCAAGGACGACAAGACGCTGGAGAACGAGGACCAGGATGACGAATCCTCCAAAGAAGCCATCCTCAACAGGTTGCGCGCAGACCCAGGACGCTATCTGTCTCCCAAGGCACTGGAGACCTTTGGACCCAAATTAGGCCGCATGTTGAAGAATGCAACAGAAGCATTGGGTGAGAACTGGAACAATCAGTTTGTCTACTCCAACTACCGTCAGTTGGAAGGATTGGGTGTCTTCTCTGCGGTGCTGGACGCAAACGGATGGCAGCGCTACAAGATTGTTCAGCAAAACAACCAGTGGGTGGAAGACCCGGCATTGGACCCCGCAAAACCTGCGTATGCCTTCTACTCAGGATTGGAAGACCAAAAAGAGCGCGAATACATGCGCCAAATCTTCAACGGAAGTTTCAGCGATGACTTTCCACCCAGTCTCAAGGCATCCATCCAAGGTCGGGACAAGAAGATGCTGTGTCTCATCATGGCGTCATCGGCAGGTGCAGAAGGTATCACGTTGGAGAATGTGCGACATGTTCACATCATGGAACCGCACTGGAATCCTGCTCGCCATGACCAAGTGGTCGGTCGTGCGATTCGTATTTGTTCGCATGCTCGCTTGCCGATGGACCAACGGACCGTGCGTATCAGTTTCTATGTGAGTGTCTTCACGGAAGCACAGGCAAAATCCACAGAAGGCGCCAACAATGTTGTGCCGATTCGCAGAAATGACACAGAAACGAAGCGCTACGAAGGCGAACCCACGCAGGTCTTTATGAGCACAGACGAATACCTGTACGAGAAGGCATATGAAAAGGAGAAGGTCAACCAACGCATCTCCACGCTCCTCAAACAGGCAGCAGTCGATTGTGAAATCCATCGCAAGTTTCACAGTCGGGAAAGTCCTGTGTTGACCTGTATGCGATTTGACAGCACAACAACGGGCGAAGACCTTGCCTTCAAACCCAATGGAAAGACGGATGTATTGGATGTTACGTATTTACGCAACATGCAGCGCCGTCATCGGAAGTTACAGAAAGTCGCTATCAAGCAAATGGTGTTTTTGATTGACCCTGAGAGCAAGGAGGTCTATGATGGTCCTGCGTTTGAAGACAACGAACGTCTCATTCGTGTGGGTGAACTGATTTCAAAGACACAGATACGGTGGTTACCCGACACTACTTACCCGATGCCGTAAGAACATCCTCTAGGAAGGAATCGCACACCGTTGCCCAACTGCGGAAATGATAGGAGTTGACCTTGCGCTTCTTCTCCTCCAGTGTATCCACCATCCGCTCAATCGCATTCGCAGTCTCTTCCGCAGACACATTCGGGGCATAGAACCCAAGTGGCATACCACCTGCAAAATACACACGCTCACCCGGTTTGATAAACTCGGCAACCTTCTCGTCCATAAAGGTACGGTAGGTTCCTGTGTCCACTACAATCTGCGGTGCACCGACATACATATGCTCCAACTGACAGAGTCCAAATCCCTCGCCGTCTGCTGTGTTGATGCCCACATCTGCGGCGTTGTAAATTTGGTTGATGCCATCGTCGAGAAGAATGTTGGGTGGTGCTGAATCCACGAGAATGAAGCGTCGATGGTATGTCTGAATATCCAAACCAGCACTCGTGAGTTCCTCCATGAGGATACGTGGTAGGTCGTAGTATGCTCCAGTCTGTGGATTCAGACCCGTAACAACAATCCCATAAATGGGAGCATCTGGCCGCCTCTTCATTGCGCGGACAAGACCTGCAATAGTGATGTCGAGACGCTTGCGTTCACTGTTTCGGTTTGCGTTCAAGAAGACAATTCCATTGTCAGGAATGTTGAGGTTCTTGCGAATGGACATGCGAGTCTCTTGAGGAATCGTGGTGAACATCGTCGGATCCACTGCGTGCTCCAACACCTGGACATCGGGAACATTCTCATACTTCAGATATACATTCTTCCAGTGCTCAGTAAAACAGTAGATGCGGTCAGCGTGCTCGTTCATAATCTTAATCAACTGTGGCGCAATACCCTCATACACTTGGTCGACATACAACCACAACTTGTAGGATGACTTCGCCTTCTCGTGCTTCATTGACTCGATGAACTTACAGATGATAAGAGGGTCGTTGTAAATCATCACAACATCGGGGTTGACCATATCGAGGTATTCCTGAATCTTGTTGAACCCAAACCCATCCTCCTTCGGGTCCTCGTTTGCTGCTGCGTCGTAGGGAACAACTCCCTCTGGAACCTTGCGAATTCCCTGACGACCCGGGTGGCGTTGAAATCCGAAGTGGAAGGTCTTGACTTTGGGCGACAGAGTTGCGAGTTGCTTCAGCATGTTGTAGGCGACCTTTGAATACCCAGTTGTTTGGTCTACGTGTGTGCTCACGAGTGCGAACCTCATTTGTAGTATTCCATAATCTCTCGTATAAATGATAATGCAAATTAACTCGGCACAGGATTATTTGACAAAGTACAAGCAGCGCATCATTGCGCGAACCTATCACGTGACGCCTCCGCCGCAGTCGCGCAAGTACAACTACGTATACACTGCGGCAGTTGCCAACGGAGCACAGCAGCGTGAGCGTTTTGTCGCTGCGTTTCAAGGCGCAAATGGCGGAGCAAGCGGTGGTGCGACGTTTTCCAGTTTGTGTTGCCTGAACCAAGGGCAGCCTGGTGCTCCTGGCGTCTTCTCGACGACAACGACGCAGGGTATCGTTCGTTACAATGTTATCCCGCCAATTAGCGTGACGGCGACCAGAGTTACAACGGGTTAAAGATTAGATAGAACATAATACAAATGCCTGGTGGCTTGCTTCAATTAGTGGGCGTAGGTGCTCAAAATGAGTTAGTCAATGGAAATCCTTCCATGACCCATTTTCGGGCGGTGTATCGCCGTCATACCAACTTTGCGATGGAACACATTCGTATGTCGTTTACGGCATCCAATCTGGAGTTTTCTACGACGGGAACGCGCACAATTTCTTGTCGGATTGACCGGTATGCGCAGTTGCTCCACGACTGCTACTTGGTACTGACGCTTCCGGATATTTGGTCCCCACTCAAGTACCTCAATGGTGCGGTCCCTCCTGCTGGATACGACCCTCGCACCAACTCGATTGGTTACGAGTTCCAATGGATTGAGAACATTGGATACAACCTCATCGACAACGTGACGCTGACGATGAATGGGCAGGTCATTCAGACTCTCCGCGGCGAGTGGTTGAAGATGTATTCCTATCTCACGCACGACAAGAACAAGAGATTGATCGTCGACCAGATGGTGGGACATGTTCCCGAGTTGTATGACCCTGCGAATGCCTTTGACCGGCAGAACCAATATCCACATGCGGTCAGTCCGACTGCTACTCCGTCAGCATTGCCTGCGACGACAACACCTGAACCCTCCATTCGGTCGCGCCAGTTGGTGATTCCTCTGCATTTTTGGTTCTGCGAGAATCCGGGGTTGTCTCTTCCCTTGGTGAGTCTTCAGAACTCAGAAGTCTACATCAACGTGACTCTTCGCAATCTGAATGAGTTGTATACGGTTGTGGATGTGAACCCTAACGCAGTTGTTGCTGTTGTGACGGGAGCAACGGGCAATGGAACCAGTATCACCTACACGACCGCATCCAATCACAACTTGGCACAAGGAACAACGGTGTCAATTACAGCATTGACCAACAATCTCTTCAATCTGACAAGTGTCACCATCGCGTCTGTTCCTACTCCCAATACATTTACCATCACAAACAGCGCAACAGGCACTCTGACAGGTGAGAATGGATTTGTATCGGGTCCTGCGAGCAATCCGACCTATGGACAGCGTGTTCGCCCGACAAACTATCCCATGAACCTCTTCTTGTCTCCCCCGACATCTACGGGTCAGTCCAGCAATCCGACGGTTACGTCCTTTTACCCAGATCCCTATATCGAAGGAAACTTCATCTACCTGACGGAGATGGAGATGAACCAACTCGCACGAGCAGACCAAACGTTCCTTGTCAAGACAGTTCGTTATGTGAACCGAGAAGGTCAGTTTGGAGCAAACACTGATCTTGAAATACCCATGTTCAACCTGACAACTCGTCTTGTCTTTGCAGCACAGAGGTCGGACAGAATACTCGCAAACGACTGGGACAACTACACGAACTGGTTGGACCCGAAGCGTGCTCCTTGGACAGGAATCAGCACGGACGTTGCGACACAACTCTATACAACGGGTCAGCAACAGGTTACATCCGTCTACCCCAAGAACTCCATCGCAGACGGGTTGCTCCTATTTGATGCGAAGGAGCGATTCCAGACCAAACCGTTCCCATTCTTCTCGTTGCTTCAGATGTACAAGCATACGACGGGTGAACCGCCAGAACTTCCAGGTATTTTTCAATATTCCTTTGCATTGGACAACTCAGGTTACCAACCATCGGGTGCAGCAAACGGCAGTATGTACAACAAGGTCATCTTGCGACTCACTCTTCAGCAACCACTTCCCCTGTCGGTGTCTACGGGTGGAACAACAACCTCCACCATTGTCTGCGTGTTGAAGTCTACCCTGTTTGGTGCGAACCCTGTTGTGATTCCTGCCGCGCAGATTGGATTGTATGACCCGAGTGAACTCGTCTCTGTTGTCCAGACCAATGACAATGTCATCTTTGTCTACACCTACAATGTGGGTGTCTACGCAGAGTCCATTAACTTCTTGCGTATCGTCTCGGGTCTCGGAAATCTCGTGTTCGCATCATAACAATGGCGAAGATTACGAGCGCATACCTTGGTGATGAGGTGTCTTCACAAAACATCACCAAGTCCATACAGGATCAAATCAAGGATGGAAAAATCAACGTGCTTGTGAATTCCAGTTTGATTCCGATTGTTACTCGTCCCGAGAAGATCGAAATTTCCGACCAAGAAAAGGAAGAAATCCGAAACGAGGCAGAGAAAGAATGCGGGAGCGCAAACGACAGCAACTGTATTGAGTCAACAAAAGCGCGGTTGCAACAGTCAAGATTGGAGGACAAACAAAATGTGTTGAACTCGTCAGCGAACCTGGTCAAGGGTCGACGATTGACCGTGAACTACGTTGATGCAAACGGTAAGAAGCAGACCGCGATTGTTCCCGAGGGTCAATATTTCAAGATGGGCGAAGAACCCGGTAGTGAACCCATCAAGGCACCCCAGATTGACTTCGAACTGCCTGGATTGGGCGGAACCGCACTGGAACTCTTCAAGATTCTCAGTGTGATTGTCTTGACCTTCTTGTTCGCAGCGAGTGTAGCGTTGACCTACAAGACAACCGTTCTATCTGGATACAGTCGGTATGTTGCCTATGGACTGACTGCTGCTGCTGTCTTCATTCCCTACTCGGGATTCTTCATCAGTCTTCTGGTTGCTGCGGTTGCTGCCTACATGGAAAGCAAAAAGACCTCGGCGTAAAACAATGATCGAACTTCGCTGGGTTGTTGCCGGTGTCATCTTCGGGATGTTGTTGTCCACAGTGTTCGTGCCCCCGACACGAAAGCAAAAGATTCTGCCTCAACCCCATGACAGTGGATTGTTTCATACGGATTCGGGATGTGTTCGCTTTGTAGCTGATGAGGTGCCGTGTAGCGCAGAACCCGATTCACTCAATCTTCTCGCAAGTAAGTAATGGATAAGATTATGAATACCGAGCGCATCTCCCGCGCATTGGCAAGAGCATCTCCGTTTTTCTCGATGATTATTGGTCTCGGAATCTCGGTCTTGCTCTTTCATCGTGACTACTCAGTGATTCGCACGCTCGCTCTTCCTGTTTCGGAAGTTGTCAATCGAACTGTGAAAGTCGATGGAAAGTGCTACAAGTATCGCGTGGAAGACTCCAACTGCGAAAACTCGTCCTAATCATAAACAAATGGACGACGCAACCTCCTTGGACTCTCTGTTGATGCCGCAGGGCCCGCAATCCGCCTCCCCCGTCATTCCGATGCCGAGTGTCCCCATGCCCGGTCACTCCGGAATGGCGCCGACCTTCAAGCCGAGTCTTCCAGCAATGCGCTTCATCTTTTCCAACACAACGCTCTACATCGCCATCTTCTTGGCAGGTGTCATCATCTCCTTGTCAACCCCGCGAAACCTCCTGCTCCAGTATGTGCCGAATGCGTATACTTCGGGGGGTGTCGTCAGTTGGACTGGTGCCGCTGTCCTTGGAGGCGCTGCTGTTGTTCTGACTCATCTGCTCAATGGCTTCCTGTCGGGCTTTCTCGGCTAAAAGTGCTTTGAACAACCTATTTTGACATGCCACATTCACCTCCTGCTGTTCTGGATTTTCATGGGGGTGAAGAGTTGATTGCAGCATCAATCCTTGAATCCGTTTGAGTTCCTCTTGCAGAAGATTCTGCCGACGAACTTCTCGAATGTACCCAACTATGGTTCGCTCGTCATACATTGTTATGTAAAACGAATGTTTCTCGTGGAAATGCCTTTACCGTAATGGAGCGCTTTGAGAAGATTGGATACAGCAAGTTGGAGTCTCTGATGCTCCACGATATGTATGAAGCCATCACAGAAGCCAATACATGGGACAACATAGACAATACGGACGCATTCAACCCCTTTCTACAATACCACGACCACACGGACAACTCCTACATGTGGTGTCTCATGCAGATGCGATTTCTACACAAACATGGGTTCAATGTCGTTGGACTCTTGCGAGGTGTGAATATCGACTGGAATACACTTCAGGGTATGATGCGAGCAGACCCCGAACTTCGTGAGGATATTCAGACTCTTCTCTTGACAGAGCGAAATGCTACGGTGCGCGCGGTGCTTAAAAGTATGCTGGAGAACTAATACAATGCAGTTGCCGTTTGCCCCGGCTTGGTTTCATCCGCGTATTCTCGTTGGGTCTGGAAACATGCTGACTCCCGCATTTGTAGAGAAGTACCGCATTTCACACGTGATTAACTGTGCTTTTTCCATTCATTCTCCACGATGGTTTCGATCTCTACATCCCGACAAATATTACGTCCTTGAAGCGTTGGATGACCCGAATGTCAATATTTTACACTGGTATCCACGATTCGAGCGAGTTCTCCACGACTTTCTTCAAGAAGGCAACCAGACCATCTTTGTTCATTGTCAAGCAGGTATCAACCGCAGTGGATTTTTAAGTCTGCTCTACGTTTGCAAAAACTTTAGCATGGATATGGAGACCGTCATATCTGCCACTCGTCGTCAGCGACCCATTCTGTATCAAAATAGGGTCTTCATGAACCAAGCAAAAGAGTTCATAAATGGATGTGTTCCGCGTGAGGAAGATTCGGGAGACAGCGAACGGACCAAAGACGGGGACACTGGACTCGGTACATCAGGAGGTGATTCAGACCCTACGGGAGTCGACGACGATGCAGTTGTCCTTGAAAGACGAACTGAGTAATCTTCGTCAAGAAGTGTCATTGTTGTATGCGCAGAATGACCTGGAGGATGTTGTAGAGGCAACGCGGAAACAGGGACGCATTCGCGAGATTGAAGAAGAACTTGCCCAAGCAAATCCCGTGGAGGACTATTACCTCAAGAACATGGACATCCTCATTGAATACTACAAAAAGCAGGATGTGGGTGCATCAGGACCCTCCTCACTGCTGCCGAAAGACACAAACACATTCCTAAAGTTCTTCGCAAGTGCAGTTCCCGAACAGAGCGGTCATACCCGCAAACAGATGTTTGATGAATACGTCCAGCGTATGAAGTTGTCCAATGGACCTGAAGTTGTTCAATTGTTGACTGAACACTGTGCGCAGTGCAATGTGGCACGCGAAGAGATTTCATCCGAAGGCATTCTAGTCTGTCCACGTTGTGGATCCGAAGAGTATGCCCTCGTTGTGTCCGACTTCCCATCCTTCCGTGATCCACCGAAGGAGCGCAACAACTATGCGTACAAGAAAATCAATCATCTGAATGAAATCCTTAACCAGTTCCAGGCAAAAGAATCCACCATCATCCCGGAGGATGTGATGAACGAAGTCATCCTGGAAATCCGCAAACGCCGCATCAACAACATTGCAGACTTGTCGGAGGAAGATATACGTCAGATTTTAAAGAAACTGGGCAGAAGCAAGTATTATGAGCACCGAGCGCACATACTTAGTCGACTTAACGGAAACCCGCCCCCTACCATCACCCCCGAAATTGAAGAGAAGATTCGAGCCATGTTTCAGGAAATTCAAGCGCCTTTTCTGCTGTATTGCCCCAACGACCGCACCAACTTTCTATCCTACTCCTACATCCTCTACAAGTTCTTCGAGCTTCTCGAGCTCGACGAATACAAGATATACTTTCCGCTACTCAAGTCGCGTGACAGACTTATAGCACACGACCAAATCTGGAAAAAGATTTGCGATTACCTTCGTTGGGAGTTCATTTCGAGTGTATAACAAATGAAAGTCATCAGTCTGGGATGCAACTGCTATGTGGGGTTGTTTCTCCGCGACCATTATCCGGGTCCGTCTCATCCATTTGATTGGGTGTGGTCGAATCTGGAGTTCGTGTTGGATACGTTTCGAACAAACGACTTCGTGCTGACAAGTCCCCATATGAAAACTGTCCATGACACGGAAGAAGAATCGGTTGTCCGTGAAAAATACAAGCGCCGATTCGAACGATTGTATGCGACACTCAACGGAACAGAACCCGTTGTTCTGATTCGCAAGACATTGGACCGCAACCAGGACAAGGTTGTAGCAACTCCAGATACAGCAGAACAACTCAATGAACTCGTAGGGTTGCTCTCACGCTTTCGTGCTCCGATTACACTTTGCGTTGTTGACATGGAGCGTTGTATAGACAGAAAAAGACTTCATTCATCAATTCCGTTGTTTGACTCGTTTGATGGCGTTGGGTTCTATCTACACCGACGGATTAGGAGCGCAACCATGCTTCGACCTGTGGTCGGATTCCGATAAAGACATTGAACTGGCGACAGACCTTTCGGATCTGGTCACCCTTTCGGTCATTGATGTCGATGAGATTGAGGAGATTGATAAAGTTATCATCCTTGATGTGTTGTCGCGCACTTCCAATGAGACGTGCTCGTTCTCCGCTAGACTTGTGAAGCAGGGTGTTTGCGATAAGGGAATCCATACGTAGACCCAACTTGCGAAACAGACATTCGTTTTTCTGTTCTATAGATAAATGACACGTGCATCACTCGCAAAGTATTTGGATTCCGTCCAGAAACGCATCCAGTCTGGAGAACTTACGAACGAATCTGCCGAAGACGAGGTGAACGACACGGTCATGCGTAATGCTGAGGATGCTGCGCTTTACCAAAAACTCTACAAGCAAGCGGAGGATGCGGGTGTATCCACAACGTCGGATGCGTTTGGAGATATGCTGAAGGAAATCACTGCCAATCTTCGCTCTCCGTTGGGAGGCAAGCGGGGTCGTCGCAAGACGCGTCGTGGTGGAACGCACACGCGTATCAAGGAGGAAAATGGGTTGTGGTATATTTATGTGAACGGTCAGAAGAGTCCGGGTGGATTGAAGTCCTTTGAAGAGGCAAAGAAGGCAGTGGAGAAGGGCAAGGACATCCGTGCAGCAATGACTCTCTCCGGAATGAAGGCAGGTGCGCACAGCATCAAGAAGGAGGGTGACAAGTGGTACATCCACGTTGGCAGTACCAAGTCAAAGGCATACGATTCGTTTGAAAAGGCAAAGGAGGCACTCGCAACAGCGAAGGCATCTCTGACATTGGCAGAGATGAAAATGAAGGGTGGTGCATTCACCATCAAGGAAGAGAACGGCAAGTGGTATGTCTACCAAGACAATATGAAGATGCGTGGATACAGTTCGTTCGAGAAGGCGAAAAAGGGTCTTGAAATCGCAAAGGAACAGGAACCTGCTGTTGAAACACTCGTGAAGATGAAGAAGGCAGGTCGTCGCACACGCCGTCGTGGTGATTAGAGATCCCCCGAACCATTCTTTTTATCTAAAAGTTCGCGCAAAAGTTCTCGGATATCTTTTAATACATCTATCATTGTTTCCTCTGGTTTGTTAAGAAAGAATGGACGTGATTGAGGTGGTTTCGGTTCTTTGGGAGTTTTCTTGATTTTTTCTGCCATATCTCTGTGCTCAATGTACTCATTGATATCATCAACCATCAATCCAGTTCGTTCAGCAACGATTTCAATTGATTCGCCCGATTTCACCTGTTCATATGCTAACTTCTTGAGTTCGCGGATGATACTTCCGGTACTTCGCTTCACCTCATTCGCAATAGTAGAGGGAAGTGCACCCTCTTTGATGCGTTTAAGGATGTATTCATCCTCATCATCTTCCCAACGCTTTCCATGTCTTTCGGGGACAACACGACTAATTACCTTGCTACCTTGCATTTTACATACAATGTGATTAATAGACTGAAAGTGAATTCGTTTTCATTCGATCAACTCCTTTGCATTCAGTTTCGACGACCATGCGAACAACCAAAGACCTGACCGCTGACACTTTTCAATGATTTTAGGACTGAGTTTTGCCTTGTCGCGAAACGACATGCGGCGGTTGAGTTCTGTGAGACGCTTCACAAACTCATCCACTCCAATATGGTTCTCTTTCATCACCCGATAGAACTCATCCGCCACCATATCTCGGTTGAAGTGAGGTCGTCGCGGGTGATTGGTATTGACCTTGCAGAAGGCGTAGTTCTTACAGAACGATTTCACGAGGTCGTTGAGTTCTTCAACGCTAATTTCAGGTTCATTCACCACATAAATTTCGGGAACAGACACTGCTTTGTTCAATCGATTGAACTCATCGCGTATCTTTTCGTGTGTTGCGTTTTCGAGCACGTCGACAAGAATGTGGGACATATTCGAGACATCCTCCATCTGCTTGAGTGCCTGACGTCTGTGGTTGGACTCATAGCAAACGAGTTCGTCGCCGAGACACGCAAGATAGACGATACCATCCATACGATTTGATGTCTCCATGTATGCGCGGATTTCCTTCACGCGGTCTTCATCGGGAGGTCGGTTGTACTTCCACATCTTGATAGGAAGGTCGTTGAAGACCTTGGGAGAAATCCACAAGACATAGTGCCCATTTCCATGAGGACCACCTGAAACACCAGTAAGTTGCGTGAGGAACGCCATTAAGAGAAGTAGTCGTTTCCCGTTTAAGTTTACATATATCAATCCTTCACTATCCAAATGACCTGGGGTTATCATCTCATTCTCAATGCACGCAACTGTATGCCGCGTACCATCCGTTCCAAGGAGAACATCCATCTCTTCACCAAGACGCTCGTGAAGGATATCAACATGGTCGCCTACGGAGAACCGCAGATTGTCATGTTTGGAACCGGTAACAAGAAGGGATACACACTCGTCCAGTTGATTGAGACGTCAAATATCTGTGCGCATTTCGTGGAGGAATCCAACGACATGTACCTAGATGTGTTTTCGTGTAAGACGTTTGATCCGTATGTTGTGAAGAAGATTGTGGATGCGCATTTTCAACCTTCGCATATGAAGGAGTTGCTCGTGTCGCGCGATGCGTCAGAACCTATGAAGATGCTTTAAAAACCACCGCGGAGACCGACACCGCGGGCAACGCCACGGAGACTGCGGAGAACCAGACCGGAGGCCAACGCGAACACGATGGCGTGGGTCACGGCGGGGGACGTGAAGGGGGTGCTGAGGTTCAGCAGGACACCCGGAACGAACAGGTAGAAGAGGATCGCAGACAACAACAACTCGATGTACATGGTTTGTCTAGATTCAAGAAATTAATAGACATACATGTGGAGGAGTTTGTGGACGACCGCAAAGACAACCGCGTGGGTTGCCGCTACGACCATCTTGGAACCACCCGGCGGCAAACTCAGCAGAATGCCCGGGGTCAGAATGAAAAACAACAGTGCAGTCGTTAGCATGTATGTGTAGCCCATTTTACTTAGAAGTCAGGAAATTCTAACAGACAAGGTCCATCCGAACGCGTCCCATCCGGGCACGTCTTGCTGACGAACGTCTCCTTCCCGTAATCGGGGGGCACGCTCTTCACACCACTTCCCGGCCACTTTCCAAACATCTGGGGGATGGTCTTCTCCCATCCATCCTGCCATCCCTTGGGTTTCGGGGCATCAAAGGTCTCTCGCGAGAACACCTTGGTGGGTCCACCCTTGGCACCTGCAAAACACTTGTCCTTGCCGGACACACAACCTACGCCGGGGCAGTAAATATACGTTCCCGGACACGTCGCACTCATCATGGGTGTGGATACGAACGAAACAACGATCGCCAACACGACAACACCTGCGACCGCATACACCCAGATGGGAATCTTCATCTTACGCGCCATTTATACTTATCTAATACTTCTTCTGAACGTAGTGCATGTCCCGCTTGTAGACCATGGAACGGGTCGGGGCAGTGCGCTTGCTGTAGGTCGCGATGGCATTCAACTTGCGAATGGTCTTGTTGCGCCCATACCTTTGTACTGCCTTGTCAATGACCTCGTGACGAACTGCGGTGGGTTTGGTGTGACTGTATCCGAGCGAAATGAGGTCACCGCGACTCAGAGGACCGATACCCAACATCCTCTTGACAGTGCGCCAGCGACCTTTCGACCCACGGTCCTTGATACACGCAGACTTCACACGCGTCCCCTTGCGAGTGGTGTATCCGACACGACGAATCTTGCCCGACGGACAGGCAGGAGACCCACCGAGTTTGATAGAAGCAGCATAATCATCGTCCATTTTATTCTACTTCAACATTCTTTCGCTTTGCGCACGCACCACACCCCGGTGCCGCAGGTTTGGTTTGCGACACCCAGAAGTAGACGGCAAAAAGAAGGACAAGCAACAAAAGCAACCACTCCCACATTTATTTAGAAGTCGCACACTTTCCACAGAGAAATCCACACACACGATACAGACTCTCGAATTTAGGGTACCGAATATCGTTTCGCCTACAGTCCGAGCACGACTCGTTTCCGTAGACACGGATAAGCGAGTCACCTTGACGCACAACCTTGTAAATATGATGACCCGACTGGGCAACCAACAACTCCTTGCGTTGGATGTCTTGTTTCATCGTTTCCTCTCCGTATTCCCATTTGGATTCGGTTAACTGCCTCTCCAACTTGAGCGGAGGAGGCAAGCAGGTTGGACACGGCTCCATGAAGTTTCCTCGGGTTGGACAGAGTTCGCACGCCATACGAGAGTTTTGTTCTGTAGAAAGACGATTTCGTTTTGAAAACGAATTCAGTTTTGTCAAAAAAGGATCATTGCGTTCCCAAATGTAAAATGCATCCATTCTTTCAGAACAAAGGAAGTGTTCGTATGCAGGTCATGCCAACAACTTCATCTTCGGGCGATGAATACACCGAGGAGGTGCTACGACGAAATATGCGCTCGTATATAAGATATTACACTGAACGCTTAGCGGAGAAAAAAGCTCTCAAAGGACTCATTCGTCTTCCAAACATGCCAGAAGACATTTCTGAAAATATAGTCAAGTTTGTAATACGCAACCATCGTAACGTTGATTGTTCTTGGGCAAAAATGATGAAGGGCAAGAATGGTGATTTATGGTCAACTGTAGAAAACGTCCAGGAATGTAAATGTTTTACATCAAGCGGTCCCTCTTCATTTGGACCTAACAAGACTTGGGATGTCTTGTATTTTCTGGACGCGCGCGAGTGGATAGATGATAGATATGTTGTTTATCGCACGGAACTCAATCCATCACATCCTGTTTGGAAGGGATTAAAGTTGAGTGGAAAGCAAAGCAAGCGCAAAAGTGGTGGAGAAACGTTTGGAGACCAATGTGAGCGAGGAGCACGACCTCATATTGGATGGGAGTCATTGTATCCTCAGATTAAAGATCACTGTGAAGTTGTCTATACAGGTTCGTTTGAGGGAATATTTACTAAACCCACGAGTCGTTCCGCAATGAGTTCAACGACGGGGACAGACACTGCGTTACCCGCTAATCCATAGAGTTTTGAGTCTGAGATGGTTGGAAGCATGTATGACGAAGGAAATCCCTGCAATGTGAAACACTCGCGCGGAGTCAACTTTCTTTTTCCATGTGTATCTTGGACGATCGGAACATTGTGACCTCCAGAACCCATGTTTGCAGTTAACGTCGGGCACTCCTCGCTTTTGTTTTCGCGAACGTATACTCGTCTATATTGATAAACTGTATTAGGTTTCATATCTACGTCTTTCAACAACTTCCATGCTCCAGAAGATTCAGTGTAGTAGTATTTTTCGGGAATGTCCTTCTCAAGAATTTCTGTAATTTTTTTCATAGGGCGTTCCGGAAAGTCGAGTGTAAATCGATCGTACAACTCTTTTGAACGCATTGCAACAATGTATATACGTTCTCTATGCTGAGGTATACCGGTGATTCTCGCAGTATTCAATACCTTATAACGAACATGATAACCACGCTCGGCAAGTTGCTCCAATATAACTTGGAACGTTTTCTTATTGTCATGGGATGTGAGGTTCTTAACATTTTCCAAAATAACAATCGGCGTCTTGTGAAAGTCGACGATTTGCAATATCTTCCAAAACACGTTTGATCGCGGGTCGTCGAATCCCTCTTGTCGTCCAGCAATACTAAATGGTTGACACGGGAACCCCCCTGTTAAAATGTCGTGAGCAGGAATACTTGACGGCGGTATGTCGATCAGATTTCCCTTTGTGAGTTTGTGATCAAAGTTTACATCGTAAATTTCCTTAGACGAGTCCAACATATCATTTGCAAATACTGTTTCAACACCATACTTGCCAAATGCGTAGGAAAATGCACCAGTCCCCGCAAATAGATCGACAAGTTTCATACGATTCATTGGTTGTATTTGCAACTATTCGTTTTTATCTTTCGTTTTTAGAAAACGAATTCAGTTTTGTCAAGAAAAGAAGGGAGATGTGATGAAGCAAGATGGAGACACAACGACCAACAATCGACGTGGAGAACTTGGAGTGGGATAGTCGACTCGCTAAAAAGCGCGCGACTCGGATGCGACGACGCATCGGTGGACAGATTCGGGAGGCGAACAAGGTGATTCGGATATTTCGAAATTTTCAGAAGAAACTTCTCCCGCACGATTGGGAAGACCCGTCGCCGTATCAGTATGACTATATCTTCTATACCAAATACTACAAATCACAAAGTGAATTGGATGTGCTGCGTAACATGATACTTGCATGGTTTTGAAAACGATTGACTTTCATGCTTGGGTTCTTTTTCCATTATGGGTATTCCATTCTACGTCGCGTCGCTTCTCAAAACACACAAGCACATTGCCAGGGACTTGATTGAGCAAGATTGCTACGATGTCCTTGCGATTGACTTCAACTGCTTCATTCACACGTATTTGAAATCTGAAAATCCGATTGGAAGTATCATTGTTGCACTTCACGACTTTCTGGGCCACACCGTTCTGACTCGTAAAGTGTATATCGC